GCGGAGATGGAAAACTTCGCGCTCTTATGTCTTTTGGAGAGACTGAGGGAGATCGTGAAGCAATATTAAAAAGTCTTGTTGGTGAAGATGGATATGTTCGAGACAAAGGTGGACAACTTGCTTTAACTCAGACAGGCCAAAAAATAAGAGGCATGGATGCTAACGACAAGAATATTGTCATAGAAGACCAAGGTTTTAGTTTTAGAGATTTTTCTGACTTTGCAGGGATTTTACCAGAAACTATAGGGTCAATCGGTGGAGCAATACTAGGCGGTGGTCTTACTTTTGGTTTAGGCTCTATAGCGGGTGCAGGCGGTGGAGCTATGGCAGGCCAAGCACTGGAAGAAACTATTGAAAGCATACTAGGTGTGCAGACACAAAATTTAGGAGATGTGGCTAAAGACGTTTTAATTGAAGGTGCTATAGGGGCAGGTGGTGAAGTATTAGGTGCTGCTGTGGTTATGGCAGGTAGAGGTACAATAGGTGCAGGCAAGGCGCTTGCAGGTCGTGCGGTAGGTGCAACAGAAGCGGGAGAAGAGCTTGTACAACAAAATATAAACATAGCAGAAAGAGCAATGAATAAAGGTTCTATCCCAAGCTTAGAAGCAATGGGTGCTAAACGATTAGGTTATTTTGAAAAATTTCTTGAAAACGCAACAAAAAGCTCACAAAGAATTAATAACAATACAAATGTTGCATTAGCAGAAAAAAACAAAATACTTTCTACAATTAAAGACAATCCTGTAGATAATTTAGTAGATGATATAGAATGGTATGCACCTAGTAAATTTGCTTCTCTTTCCAAAGGTATAGATGAAGCAAATAAAACTTTTCTAAAAGAATTTGATAACAGTTTAAACATTTTAAGTAGATCTATTGATGAAAATATAGATGTAAATACAGAAACTCTTAAAGGCATCACAAGGTCAGCAGAATCTGTAAACAGCATGGCTAAACAAGATTTTGGAGCAGTAAATGATATTTTAAAAAATATTAATATTGACACTCCAGTTTTTTATTCAGGTCAACAAGTTAATAGAACAGGGGGAGATCTAAGATTATTTAATACACAATCTTTAAATGAACCTCTTAGAGAATACATGCTTGAAATGAGAAATTTAGCTGATCCCGCTGCAATTGAAGCTGATGTTTTTATAAAATCTACGCGAGGTGCAGCGAGTTTTAAAGATATGGCAAATTTAAGAAAAGCTATAAATGATACTTTATACTTTGGTGGTAAGGTTTCTACAAAAGCTTTTGGTGTTTTAGAAGATGTTTTAAAACAAATTGATACAATGATGAACTCAAAAACTCTTTTTGAAGACTTAGTAGATGAGTCTGGAAGATCTCTCATAAAAGTGTCTGAACTTGGAACAGGAAAAGCAGGCGATATAAACCGCCAACTTCTTGGTGACGCATTTGACTTGAGAAACAAGGCCATGAAAAACTATCGTCAGGGTATGAAAAGGCTTGAAAAATTAAAAAGTTTTTCAATTATAAACAGTGTAAGAGATTTAGTTTCTGTAAATGGTGAGCTTCCGAGAGCAACTTCAGATAAGTTATTTCAAAAGGTCGTGCAGGCCAATTCTCCTGAACGCCTTGATGCTGTCTTAAAAGCAGTAGATAATCCAAATCAAGTTCAAGATATGTTAGCTCGTAGTTATATTGATGATGCGTTAGAGAGAGCAGCATATAGCGAAATTGATCCTACTTCATTTAGTGGAAAAAAGTTTGGCAACCGAATTTTGAACCTTGGCACTACGGGTTCAAAATTATTTGGCTCTGAATGGACTGATATTAAACGTTTAGCTGAAGGCATCAGCATGGCAGATGTTAAGGGAAAGATAAGTGCTGATCAAATAATGAGAGCTACTGAAGCGGGTGCTCCAACAAATATAACAGAATCTCTTAGTAATGTTTTAACTTTGGTAAAAGAAGAATCTGATTTTTTAAAATCATCTGTATTAAAAAATATAAAAGACGGTAAAAGTGTTGCTCAAGAAGATGTGGTGCAGCTATTAACAAACAAAAATTTAACCCCATCAGAAGCTCAAAGAGTTTTAAAGTTTTTTGATCAAAACCCTCAAATAAAAGAAAACATGAGGGGCGCTGTAATCATGGATATTTTAGACAATGTAGATGGAAAAATATTTAACAGTACAGCAAGCGCATCTCAACTTGAAACAGTTTTAGATGGATACAAACAGGGAACCCTTAAAACTGTATTGGGAAAAGACACATATCAAGCTTTAAGAGAAATGGCTGAAGAATTAAAATTTTTAGGCGACACAACAAAAGAAGGTTCCATTGCAGCAGGCTCAATTTGGGCGCAGCTTTTCAAACATCCTGTAGCCACTTTAACTAGGCTTGGACAAATGAGAGCAATGACTAAAGCAATAAGCTCTCGAACGACTGCAAAAGCATATTTAGCAGGACAGAAAGCAAAACTAGCTGCTAAACGTGCAGGTAGAGAATTAACAGAAGCAGAGTCTGTTCCAATGCTTGACGCTTTAAATAGAGCTATGGTTGAAGAAGGTGGCGTTGATGCCATGAAAGTCGGGCAAGGAGCAGGTCGTGCAGTAAAAGGAGCATTAACAGTTGGAGGTCAGGCAAGTCGCGCTAATGTTCAAACAGCACCAAGAGCCATTCGCCAACAGTCTAGGCAAACCCCAACAAGTGTTCCAATTGTAACTCCTCCCGCTGTTGATTTTAGTTCAATTCCTATTCCTCAAGGACCAACCAGAAGAGCGCCTACTAGACCACTAAGCCCAATAGAACAAATAAGACAAGATGCTTTTAGAAAAGCAAACATTCGACAGAGAGCAAAAGAAAACCCCGCAATAGCATCAACACTCTTGGGGGGTCTTGGTAGTGCAGGTCTTCTCTAGTCCTCTATAACCGCTGAGATTCCTCCGACCATTGCTCTAGCAACTGGTGGTGGAGTCTTTTGAAGACCCTGACTTCTGTATTCTTCATCCACAAGCAAAGACAATTGCTGTGATATGTTTCGTCTTTCTTTATTTGCGATCTGTACGATCTTGTCATAAGTGTCTACATTGACACCTATAGACTTGTATTTAGATGGTTTAGGCACTAGCATAACTCCCACAATGTACTCAAAACCAACATATAATCCCAAACTCAAAAGGTCAAGACCCAAGTATGGTAATAAGAAAACTGTGGTTGATGGGATAAAGTTTGATTCTAAATGGGAATCACAAAGGTATCTTTATTTAAAATCTTTAGAAAAAGCAGGGCGAATCAAAAATCTTATTTTGCAACCCAAGTTTCTTATTACTGTGAACGGACAAAAGATTTGTGCATACATAGCAGATTTTGAATATGATAAAGAACATGCAAACGGTGAGTGGGAACATATTATCGAAGATGCAAAAGGTATGGAAACCCCTGAATTTAAACTAAAAAAGAAGCTTATGAAAGCTGTTCATAATATTGATATCTATCTTTCTAAAAAAAATAGTTGACATACATCCCATACTTTTCTAAGTTGAAATTTCTAGAACTAAAGAAAGTATTATTATGGACAGTATAAAGCTGCTCAGTGAAAGAGATGAACTTAAAGAGCATATTGATATGCTCAGGGGTGAACTCAAGGATCTTGAAGAGCAAATCAAAGACACTTTTTATACCCAGGCTCGTGATGCGTTACGAGCAGATGGTAAAGATTTTGGCACCACACACATGATTGCAGGTAATCAAAAGCTTAAAGCAAAGGTTACTAAGAAGGTCGTGTGGGATCAGGATGAATTAGGCTGTGTATTGGAGGCAATGGCTCCAGAAGAAGCACAGCACTATGGGAAGCTTACGATTACAGTTGATGAGCGTAAGTATACAGCAGCACCACCCGCTATCAAATCGTTACTTGAACCTTGCCGTAGCGTTGAAGTTGGTGCATTTACAGTAGAAGTGGATAATTAATATGAGTTTACAAATTATTTCTGCTGAACAACGTCTTGCAGAAAAGCGTGGTCACAAGGTTGTGGTCTGCGGTGCAAGCGGTGTAGGCAAAACAACTTTGGCTAGAACATTAGAGCCACATTCAACACTATTTATGGATTTGGAAGCAGGAGATGCAGCAATCGAAGGATATGAGATTGATGTTATTCGTCCTCAAACATGGATAGATTGTCGTGACTTTGCTTGTTATTTAGGAGGGCCAAACCCTTCCCTAGCAGACGATCAACCATATAGTGGGGCACATTATGAGTATGTGTGTCAGCATTTTGGTGATCCAGAACAGACAATCAATAAGTATGAAACTCTGTTCATTGATTCAATTACGGTTGCAGGGCGATTGTGTTTTCAATGGTGTACGCAGCAACCAGATTCAAGGTCTGATAGAACAGGCAAACTTGATACTCGTGCAGCTTATGGTTTGCATGGGCGCGAAATGATGGGGTGGC